ACAATGCTTTCAGGTGAGCAAGCGGCTGAAACAACTGAGCTTTTAGCTTGGGGCGCAATTAGTGGCGGTACAAACGTTATTTTCGCCAACGGCACTTCTTCCAACGATGTAAATACTGCGGTTAAATTAGAGCATATTCGTGCGGCCGTGCGTAAATTACAACGCAATCGTGCGAAGAAAAAAACATCTATCCTTGATGGCTCAATCAAATACGGTACTAAACCAATTGAGGCTGCATACATTGCGGTATGCCATACTGACTTAGAGGCTGATATTCGCAGCTTACCTGGATTCACTCCAGTTGCAGAATATGGCTCTCGTCAGCCTATTGTTCCGCAAGAGTTTGGCACAATCGAAAACGTGCGCTTTATTACATCGCCTTTATTCACACCTGAAATCAACAAAGGCGGTACGCCAACAGCAACCAAAGTGCTATCTACTGCCGGCGCTAAAGCGGACGTGTATAAAATCGCCGTATTCGGTCAAGATGCTTATGCAACTTGCCCATTAAAAGGTAAAGATGCTGCACAAATTTTAGTGCGCAATCCTGGTAAAGCTGAGAAAGGTGATGAATTAGGTCAAACCGGCTCAGTTGGTTGGAAAACTTGGTGGGCGGGTAAAATCCTAAACGATGCTTGGTTAGTTCGTGTAGAAGTGGCCGCATCATTACTTTAGTTTTAATTCGTAAATAAAAAGCCCTCCTTGTGGGGGCTTTATTTTTTTAGTGAGGACACAATGGCTTATCCATTTATTGATTTAAAAAAAGCAACAAAAGAAGAATTAGTTGCTCATTTGCGTGATTATTGCGGCGTTGAAAAAGACGGCAAAAAAGAAGAGTTAGTTCAAGCAATTCTTGATTTTGAATCAGCAAATGGCATTTTACGCCCTGATGCAGAAGTGCAGTTACAACCGCAAGCGCCACAAGAAACACAAGGCGATATCCCATTGTTAGCACATAAGCGTGTACGAATCATTATTGCGCCAAGCGAAACCGAAACCGGCGATGTTTATGTCAGCATTGGCGATTGGGATGCGTTAATTAAGCGTGGTGAAGAAGTATCAATCCCTGAGCCGGCATATCAGCTATTGGCTAAATCAGGTGAAACTCGCTTTAAACAAAACCAAGACGGTTCATTGACTGAATACTTTGCAACTCGATTCTCAATTACAGTATTAGGTGATGAATAATGAATTATCTTCAACTTGCTCAACGGTTACGCCGTGAAATGAATGATACAGGTGATGGCCCATTCGGCGTATCCGATCAGAAAGGTCGTAGTCTAGAGTATGTTGATGCAGTTCGTGAATCGTGGCTAGATATTCAATCTTTGCGTGATTGGAGTGAGGATTTTTGGGGTGATGGATTCTCTTCTAAAAATCCTCAAGTTCTTGAAGAATCTGCTGATACTCCTTTCATTCCTGAAAAATTCCATGTGGCTATTGTGTATTACGCAATGCAAGGAAAAGCCTTATCGCAAAATGCTCAAGAGTTAATTTTGCGTGGGCAAAATGAATGGGATAAATATCTGCACTTACTTTGTACTCAATTCTTACCAACTCCATCATTAGGCAAATAAATGGCACAGTTACCGAGAAATCAATCACAGTTTATCGCTATTAGCGGTGGGATGGATCTATCTACTCCTCCAATCGCAAAGGCTAGTAGTGATGCGGTTAGTACGCTAAATGTGCAGCCTATTTATGGCGGTGGTTTTTCTAGAATTGAGGGATATGAATGTTTGGATGGTAAAACAGTTCCATCTCAAATGACTTATGCCGTGTTGCACGTTGGAAATATCGCCAATAAAGAGCAATTTCACAATAAGGCATTCACTCATAGCGGTAAACAATACCGCATTATTGATGTATTAGATGATGCCTTTATTGTTGCGTTTTTAAAGCCAACAACAATGACCAACGGAACAAGTTTTTCTGTTAGTGGTGTTAGCTTTACCGCAAGTTATGTAAATAGTTCTATTGATGGTGATTTTGCTGATGATTTAGCTTATCGAGGAAAAGCATTTCAGTTAGGTGTTGATGCTGTATTTCCAGTTCCAGGAACAGGAAAGATTCGTGGCGTTGTAGAGCTGGATAATCAGCTAATCGCCTTTCGTGATGATGGCGACAGATGTGGTGCATTTATCAGTTCTGATAATAGTTGGACGGTTGCTCAAGCAACGTATATTGCAAAGTTAAAAAACTTAGTTAAGCCTGAAAATCTATTGGATAACTCAGACTTTACATCGGGCAATGTTAGAGGTGTGATTCATTCAGTATCTTTAGCGCCTGATAGTAAATCGGGCTATGTTGTCTTGTCACAATCTGTTTTAGCTAATCAACCATTACAGATAAATAGCACAACTGTTGCGACAATAGAAAAATGTGACAGGGTTTCGCTAACTAAAGGAAAAGACTGGCATTTTATCTATCACAACTTCTATGGCGGCTCTAATACGCATTATGCCTATGGGTGTAATGGTGAGCAGATTATTGAGGTTCGTCCGAATGGGATTATTATTCCAATTCTAGTGAATAATGATAGTCCACAATATATTTGCGCACATAGAAATCACCTATTTGCATCATTCGCTGGCGGTCAATTAGGGCATTCATTAGTCGGGCATCCTAATCGTTGGGCGGTATTATTAGGCTCAGAACAATTCGGCTTAGGGGATGAAATAACCGCATTATCATCCACCACCGGCGGTGTTTTAATTATCGGTTGTCAAAATAAAACATCGGGGCTTTATGGTTCGGGGCGTGAAGATTGGGTACTGAAAGACATCTCGCCAGTTGGCATAAATCCGAATACGCTGCAAACATCATTCATGCCTATTGCAATCACAAAAAATGGCATCACTCGAATAGATCAAACTGAGCAATTTGGTGACTTCAGATTAAGTGAAATGGATGCAAACCGTAAACTTGCCTTTGATAAACAGCCGTACAATATTGTTTATTCATCCACTAAAGCTAAATCAAACCAAGTTAGATTCTATTCATCTGAGGGGCGGCACTTATGCGTAATGGTGCAACCTGATGGAACAACAAGAAGTACATCTTTTATCTACCCTGAGCCGTTACAAGGACTTTGGCAATCGCCTAATCAAGTTTACATTACTTTTAGCGATGGCAAAGTTTATCGCCAGTCTGACAAATGCTATTCCTTTTCAGGGAAAAGCATAGATTGGACTGTAAAAATGGCATTTAACCATTGCGGGTCGCCAACATTAATCAAAAGTTGGCATAGCGCTGAATTGCAAGCAACAACCGATGGAAAATCAAAAATAAGTTTTCGATTCGATCTTGATTACAATTCAAACTACCATTCAGCCGCACTAAGCAAAGATTTAGAAATTGCTGGTGGCGGCGGTCGTTGGAATGATTCTCTTTGGAATGATTTTCTTTGGTCGGCTGAAGATTATTCAACGCCTACACTTCAATTATCAGGGTATAGCCGAAATATTGCCTTATCGTTTGCTGGCTCATCAATCTACTCTCCACAATTTGAAATCAGTGGACTTATCTTAAACTATATCACCCGGAGAAATTATCGTGTCTAAAAAAAGCTGGTATAAACGCAAACATCAATTTACTCCATACACAAAAGCGGACGGGCAAGCTGTATCTGATGAATTTGATGCAGTTCAAACGAGTTTTGAGCGTATTCCTGAAATGCGAGATGATGGGAAAGGGTTTAAAGACAGTCCATTAATCCCCGAGCCAACCGATCCGATGCACCCTGTTCCACTCAAAATGCTCACTGAAACAGAAGAGAGCGTGAATAATGCGAGAGATGATGTAACGGCTAAAGCTCAACAAGTCGCTCAAAATACGCAATCTGTTGCTGCAAATACTTTGACCGCAACTCAAAAAGCTGATACGGCAACACAAGCAGCGGCATCCGCACAAAGCAGCCAACAAGCGGCTAGTAATTCTGAAAACATGGCTCACAAATGGGCTGCTAATCCAGTTAATGAAGTAGTGCAAGGTGATAAATATTCAGCTTATCACTATGCAATTAAAGCGGCGCAATCTGAAACAACTGCATCGTCAGCCGCAATTACATCGAAAAACAATGCCGATATAGCCACAAGTAAAGCTGAAGAGGCTGCGAAATCGGCTGAAAAAGCTAGAAGTCTAGCAGATGGAGAAGTGGAGTACGCTAAAATACTTCATGTTCCAAGCGCTGATACTCAAACTAGAGGTATCGTGCTGCTCACTAACGATACAGGGTTGGAAAGTGAAAGCTTAGGCTTAACCGCAAAAGCGGGTAAGAAACTAGCGCAAATGATTGCAACAGTGCAAACATCACTAACGAAATATCTTCTTATATCTAAACTTTCATCCAGTATTAATTCAACGAGTGAAGATAATGTAGCAACAAGCCTAGCGGTTAAAAAAGCGTATGATAAAGCCGTTGAGGCCAACAATAACGCAGATAACAAAGTTCCTAAGGATGGCAATACTACAATAAATGGCACATTGAAAGCTGCAAATCCATCAGGATGGAGTGCTTTCCAGTTTGGGGCATCTCAAGGGTATTGGCAATTAGAGGTTCATCCTAATTCGCATGAAGATGCGAATCGCAGATTTAATATGCTATTCATTCCTAATACTGGAAAACGTGTTTATCTAGCATTTCCAGCAATATCAGAAAATGGCGATACTGTTGCATACAGAAGTTGGGCGGTTGATAAATCAGGCGATACGATGACAGGTGATTTGTCATTAAAAAAAGGTAATTATAGTGGACTAAATCTATACAATAATGATGGTTATTATGTTCGAATTGAGGGAAATCCTCACAATGACAATAACTTATTGAAATTAGTTTACCGCACACCAAAGGGCGAAAACATCGCTGTTGCAACTTTACCTAAAAAAAATGGAGTTATCGCTTATGCTGG